TCTTCTTTATCGTCAACTGCTTCCTTAAGTTTACCTAGAGGACCTTTCGGTTTCTCTTTCTTTTCCTCTGCCATAATGTTTACTTTTACTCCTTATTATCTATACAATAAAGATTTCCACTTATTGAGATGCGTGTATTGTCTGTTGTATAAAAGGGATTGACTCCATGATTGAGTCTTGCAGGGAAGAATGCTATCTTCCATTCCCAAGATTTATCTATATGTAAGTATCTTGTATCTAGTCCTCCTAATGCTGTATTATACTGAAACATAAAAGATGCAGTTTCATTTTCATTTGCAACATATCGTGCTCTCTCTTTTTCTAAATCATATGGTATTTGAACCCAGATTACAAAGGAGAATATTCCACTGTGTATATGTAGAGGATTGAAATCATATTTCTTTTGATAGTTTACCCATAGTCTTTGTAGTTTAAAATCAGATGTTTGAATATCTCTCATGGTCTCTGCTACACCCATAGCAGGTTGAAAACCAAACTGTTTGATGTATTCGTATGAAAGACAACGAGTGAATGCACTAATCTCTTTAGTCAAAGGTAAAGTCCACTCTTCTTGTAAGTGACCCCTTAGACTTGTCCTAGCATCTGTGTCAGAGTTCTTCACTAATGAATCCATACTACCTCGCAGTTCTGCTGCTACAGCAGATGGAACCTCTGCTGTTAGGTATCCAGGTGAGTTCAACCAATGAACATCATATGAAAAATTGCTCATTCTGTAGTGCGTTTCTTTCCTATATTATATTTTGATTCTAGTGTCCACTCACCCTTCTCTTTAAATGCTATAACTTTGATTTGACTTAAAGGTGCGACTTCTTTTATATCAGTTTCCTTTACGATCTCTACAAGACCCCAATCAGATAGTAGTTTAATAATTCTATTTCTTCTTTGTACATCATTGTCTGATAGGTTTGCTTTCTTTCCGTCTAGTGCAAATAGTTCTTTAAAATGTACAATGTAGTATTGTCCTTTCTTATGGAGGATATGACATGACTGAAAAAGTTTTCTCTCTTTACGAGATGCAACTCCTATACGAGTAAGTGTCTCACGAACTTTTAAGAAATCATCAGGTTCCTTAAGGTTCACTTCAATCATATTATCTTTAGTCCATTCAACTTCATTCATCTTCTCTTACCCCCTTTGTTCAGTTTGGATTTAATGTAGTCTAGTTGTGTAGGAGATAGGATGCGTAATGCTTGCTTTGCCTTTTCATTACTATAACCATAGTATTCTTTGACAACATCAAGATCTTTCACCTTATCCTGCTTGCCCCAAGGAGAAAATCTTTTCCTAGGTCTGACTATATGTATATAAAAATCATACTGTAAACGCTTATCAATCTCAGGGTGCATATTCATTTCATTAGCATACAATACAGTATCCATATGATGTGACATGCACTTATTGATTATGTAAGGGGGATAGTTCTTTTCCCAACCAGGATCTTCAGTTTGAAATACAGATTTCTTATCAAGGTTGATAGAGTTTAGGTATGCTGAGAGAGGATACCGATCATCATATGCCATAATTTAGTAGTAAGAGTTCTTTACGTTTTTCTTGTTCTTTATTATATTCACCCACTGATCTCATTGTATATGTGTGATCGTATTCTTGCACCTGCCACCCTTTGAATCTTTCCTTTATTAACTTGTCTGAGTTGTATGAAACCATCTGGTCACAATCACATGCTGCACACTTACGATAGAATCTATCATGATCAAACCCTTTGTGCATATCTCCCCTATGTCCGTAAAGATTATCCTTTATAGCATAAGGAGGATCTAAGTATATGAATGCATTAGGATCATCGGTCATTATCTTTTCAAAGGTAAAGTTTGTTATATGCCACTTCTTAATCAGTAGTGAATAGTATGGAAGATTGTCAATACCTTTTAATGAAAAGTTTTGATCTGATGCTTGCTTACTAAATGATGAGTTCTCTGTCAGTCCACTGAATGAACATTTGTTTACGACATAGAATGCTACTGCCTTATGAAATGGTTCACTGTCCCACTCACTCTTTTGAAGATACTCCTTTGAGTCAAGAAAAAGATTTCTAGCAGAAGAAGGATCTGGATATTTTTGTTTTAATTGAACTAACTCATTCCTGAGTTTATCCCCAGACAACTGCAGTTGTCTCCAAAAAGTATATAATGGTTCATACAAATCATTTACCCAGATATCCAAATGAGGATACATCTGTGTAATGTATATTGCTACAGATCCACCACCTAAAAAAGGTTCGCGAAACTCTGTATACTCATTAAAACTAGGGAAGTATTGTGCCATCTTCTTAACAGCACGAGACTTGCCACCAGGATATCTAAGAGGTGTTTTAAGATTCATTTAGGAATACAATACCAGGAGGATAGTCTCTAAAATCTCCTGATGGAGGAGGAACTATTCGTTCGTATGTACCGTTATCTCTTGGATAGTTATCAATCAATGCTTCTACTGCTGTATCAAACCATCTGTTCATGGACTTTGCCATAGCACGATAGGAAGTTCCAAGGTATAGTTGACCTGCAACAACAGATAGAGTTGCGGTTCCCCAGAACATATAGTAAAACCTAGATTTTACTTGTGCTCTTACTTTGTCACGTTTAGTCATCATGATCATCCCATGGGTCAGTTAAATCCTTATTAGAAAAGAATCCTCTTATTATACCATAAGTTGTTAATATTGCAAATGCTCCTATGATTATTGCAACAAACTGCCCTGTCTGTCCTAGACCTGCAAAGTTACCATGAGGTATCATTGTGTCATAACACTTTGCTATTTTTTCTGGATCATTCCATGTACCAGGTAATGTATATACTGGTGGGCATGATAGGAAAAGATTCATTTAAAGTTACACTCCATCATAAGTTGAGTAAGACATGCAAGAAGGTTTACTTCTTGATCTGCTACGAATGCAGATTTATATTGGTAGTCTGCAATAATTAGAACTGCTGCTGCAGTGCTAGGACCATCCATAATACCTGTGAGATTGTCATATAAGTTACGCATGATAGATGCAGGATCTGAATCTAGATTCTGAGTGACCCATGCTTTTACATCATTGAACTTCTTTGCTTTCATACTCTCACAGAGAGTATCAATCTTAGCATCACCAAGTGTTGCTAGTATCCCTGTATCTATACTACCTGTAGATGCATACCTTTGAAGTTCATTCAAAGTTCTTCTAAAGTCAGGAAAATATTTCTGGATTACTTCTGCTACAACTTTGTCTGAGAAAGAAACATCCTCTGCCATGAGTATACCACGACATCTTTCAAAGAACTTTGCTGCAAGTTCTTGTTTAACTTTACCACGAACATTAAAATTAACTACAGTTGTTCTACTGTGTAAAGGTTCAATAATCTTGTTCTTAAAGTTACATGTAAAAATAAATCTACAGTTCTTTTGGTAAGTCTCTATCGATGCCCGAAGTAAAAGTTGTACATCTGGGGTAGTGTTGTCTGCCTCATCGATGATAAGGATTTTGTGCTTTGCTCCACCTGTAAGAGATACAGTCGCAGCAAAGTTTTGTGCTTGGTTTCTAACGGTATCGAGGAATCTCCCCTCGTCTGATCCATTGATGACATAAAAATCTGCTCCAAGTTCATTACAAAGTGCTTTCGCAATAGTAGTTTTACCAACACCTGCTGTGCCAGAGAGGAGAAGATTAGGTATCTCCCCCTGCTCAACAAAACTAGCGAAGGTTTCCTTCACATTCTTAGGTAAGATACACTGATCGATATTCTTCGGTCTGTATTTCTCTACCCAGAGAAAATCATCATGCATTTGGTTCTAGTGCAATATAGTATTTGATTCCTTTACCTTGAAATAGAGCAACACTCTTACTACTGATAGATACATCATACGCACCTGCAAGTAGTTTTAAGTTTTCTACTCTAAAACAATGGCAGAAATTTTGATCTGTGTTTCCAACTTTAACTGAGAAGTTATTAGAAGTTTCATTCTTCTTGTCAGTGACACAAAGATTCATTTCTTCTCCATCACCAAACAAACATAAGTCTGGAAGTGCATAGATAGATGCTGCTTTGTTTAGTTGTCTTAGTGTTTCAGCATCTAAGTGGAATGATACATCTAAGTTAGAAAGAGAGATTTCTTTATCTGGTGCCTGAGTAATGATGTCAGGGTCAGCATAGAAGTATCTGGTCTTTGATCTACCTGCAGCATCAGTAATAGTTACATAACTATCGCTATCAGTATTGATCTTTGGTTGATCTAATAATGTTAGTCCATTGATGAACATACCTAGATCGTAGATCGCAATTTCAGAATCGAATGTTTCTTCTACATCAGCAATAGCAAGAATGTTCTTATTGATGCTAAGAGTTGCTATTTGATTACCTGGTTTGATTACTATTGATTTGTTGATAGTACAGAAGTTTTTTAGAATCTCAACTGTTCTAGGTGTTATGTCGATCATTTGGTTTCTAGACTTTTTAAGTGGAGTGTAAGTTGTTGGAATAGTTACTGTCATTGTTGTTCTGGTTAAAATGGTAAAGAAGAATGGCATAGTGCATTATCTTCAGCATATCATCTTTTGGTGTACCCTTACGATCATATCGTGAGGCATACTTTAAAATGTTACTGCGACAGAATGCTTCTGCGTCACCACACGCTTCGATCAAGTCTAGGGTTTGGATATTCCCAGAAGAATAATGGCGACCATACGTCGAGGAGACATATGATCGCACTTCTTCAAGAATCACATCTTCATTGTATTTCATTATCTAAGAGAGTTATCTCAAATACAGTATACAATGCTTTTGATTACTTGTCAACTATTCTCTTCATCCTCCATATCTTCTCCTGCATCAACCTTAGTGTAAAGGTCAAGGAATGATTGCTTGGTATCCTCATCGAAACGTGAGATGCAATTTGTTACTGCTGTCAAACGATTACCGAAGATAGCATATGCCTTAGCAATGTGAACAAGACGACGTGTAGTCACAACTTCATCAACACCACCATCGTAGAATGTCTTACGGATGATACCTGCCCACTTGACAAGAAGTTCAGTAAACTCTTTGTCACATCCATTAGCAATGAGAATCTTAGTCTCAACAGTAACTGTTGGATACTCTTGCTCAAAGGTTACAGGGAATCTCTCAAGAAATGCTTCGTTGAGAACATTTGTACCTACGAATCTACCATCGTCAGAACCTTTACCTTTGGTGTTGGCAGTAGCGATTACATTGAATCCTTCTGCAGGTCTGACATACTTACCAATCTTTTTGAGGAAGACACCCTTGCCTTCTAGTACAGATTGTAGACATAGAATCTTGTTAGATGCTAGGTCAATCTCATCTAGTAGTAAGATAGCACCACGCTCAAGTGCTTCGACTACAGGACCGTTGTGCCATACAGTAGAACCGTCAACTAATCTGAATCCACCGATAAGATCATCTTCATCTGTCTCGATAGTGATGTTGACTCTGATGAGTTCTCTCTTCTGTTGAGCACATGCTTGCTCTACACATAAGGTCTTACCATTACCAGATAGACCTGTGATGAATGCAGGGTAGAATAACTTGGACTTGATAATTTTTTGGATTGAATCAAAAGAACCAAACTTAGTAAAGGTCTCATCCTTACTTGGAACATAAGATGCTTCAACTGCAGGTTGAGCAGAAGGTGCTTTGTATGCCTTCTCGATTGCTTCTGCAGTAAGATTCCACTTACCAATACCAGTTTTGTAGTTCTTCAATCTCTTACATGCTGTAGCATATGAGATAGAGAGAGTCTTACCTGCTTCTCTGATGTCGTTGCAACCTACGTCACTACCAACCTTCTTAGTTAGGTAGTCAACTAGTTGTTCTGTTGTTACTGGATTTGGTTCAAAAGTCATTGTTTCAGTGGATTGTTTGTTTGTTATGTACTTATTATAGCAGGTACATCTGCTGTGTGCAACAGTAGTGGACACTTTGTTAAGTGTCACGCTATCTGTTCGATAAATTTGTTGAGCACAGTTTTGTTGGATGTCTTAGAACCCATGTGCTTTTTGAATGCACGTTGTAGTTCTGCTTTGGTAGCAACCTCACCCTTTGCTTTTACTTCGATCTCTTCAGAAGACTCACCGATGTTTCTGTCTGGCATATAGATTTGCTCAGAGAAACCACATGCGTTTGAGATAGAGAAGTATCTCTCTTTCTTCCATGTCTTGTCAAGAACATTGTAGTCAACACCTTGAACATCATTGTATCTTAGAGTACGAGTTAGATCTCCCTTACTGCATAGTCTGATACCTATCCAGTTGTAATCAGTGATCTCTCTAAAGAATGATACAATCTCTTTGGTTGTGCAGTATGGATGTGTATCAATTTTTCTAGTGTACCCTGTTTTCTTATCGCGAAGAAAAAATACTGATGAACATGCATGTGCTATAGATCTAGTAACTTTTTCAATGTTACCATCATTCCATCTATCCTCTTCTGAGATATAAGACATAGGGTTTGCCTCTCCATCAGTTAGACATACAACGTTTACCTTTTGTACATTCTCAACTTTCTTCATCTTGTCAACAAGTTGACGAGTACACATGATTGCTTCTGCAAGTGGTGTACCACCTAGTGTATACTTTTGACATGAGTTGACTCTGTATCCACCCATTGCAAAAACCTGCATAAAGATGACTTTCATAGACTCATCAAGAGACTTAGCATTTTGCTGAGAAGATAATAGTTCTAGCATTTTGAATGAGTCATTGATGTAAAGGTCACCTGCTTTGAATCTTGCATACCCATCATCAGAGTGTGCTCTGAAGTATACATCTTGGAATGCAAGAACTCTGAATGGAATACCTGCTTTACGACAGAACCATACTAGGTTGAATGTTTGCTTGATAGTATCAAGTAGAACATGTGTCATAGAACCAGACCAATCGATATGAAATACTAGACCGTGATTCTTACCATCAGGTACAGTTGTGATTCTCTTGAAGATATCATCTGTCAACTTGTACTTGTATAGAGAGTTAGTGTTGATAACACCAGTTTTAGATGTTGCCTGTCTCTTGTACTGATCAGCAGACTTTTTCATTTCAAACTGCTTTACAAGATAGTTTACTTCTTTGTTAGCAGACTTCTTGAATCTGTTGTATTTTCTGACAACATATTCATTGTACTGTGCCATGTGGTCAAGGAACTGAGTATGCTCTTCCTCTGTAACAACTCTCTCTTGTCTTGGATTGAAGAAGTGCTCTTTGAGATCATCACGAATTTCTTTGTTAGGAATAATGTAATCTTCAACCTTGACTTCTGGTAGTGTAAGGTACTTCCACTCTTTTGCATTATCATCAATCAATGTCTCTAGTGCCTGATCAAATGCTGTTTGAGTAATACTTTCTGTCTCATCAAAATCAGAATCCTCAGAACCTTTCTGTCCACTACTAGGAGTTGCTTCTGGTGTACCTACTGGTGCATGAGGTTGATCTGAGTCCATAGATATTTGCTGTTGTTGCTGTTGCTGTTCATCACCTTTCTCAGATGGTTGCATATCCCACTCAACATCCATGTCTCTTAGGTCACCTAAGTCTCCCTTGCTAGGTGCTGTATCTGATGACTCAGCATCTTCTTTATCATCTTCAATCTTCTCTGCTCTACCGTATAGATCGATTGCTAGTTGTACTACCTCATCAAATGTTTCTGTCTTAGCAGCACGATCTACCCATACCTGCTCCTCAGGAGAGAAACGAATATTAGCATTGCCTTTGAACCATAGGTTGATGCGATCAATGAAAGGAATTTTTGTGAGATCTTCATGGTTTACACCAAAGAAGTCGTCTCTGTTCAACTCATGATATCCATCAAAGAAACTTTTACGAAGACCTGGATATGTTCTCTTCATCAACTTCTCGATACGAACATCTTCTAGGACATTCACAAATCCTCTGTCACCATCGTGAGGTTTGTTTGGTGTATATAATGCATGTCCAACCTCATGACCAACAAGTAAATCATACACTGTGTTAGATGCTGTCTTCCAGATAGGAAGTATGAGGACTCTGTTGTTCACATCAAAAGATGCAGTTGTCACTTTGCGATGCTCAACTGTAAGATTCTCTGTTGCTAGTAGTTTAGCAAGTGTTCCTTTTACTTCTTGATTAACTGTCATGTGTTTCCTTGTGTATGTACTTATTATAATACATTTTTGAGGTGTGTGCCAGTACTATGGACACTTTGTTAACTGTCACATGACCGCAGTTACACTCATTACTGTTGCACCAGGATTACGAGCAAGTGCTACTTGCTTTGCATCTTGGTAATCTATAGCGATCACTTCTTCATCCCAAACTTTACCTGCTTTGTATAGCGTTACTTTACATACCATTATGAATCCTCCGACATTTTTGAGAAATCATTTATCTTTTCAAATTTTATAGTGCGTAAAAACTTATCTAATAACACATCACCTTTATGTGATATAACAAATAGATTAGTTGTCTGCCCTAGTGACTTTAATATCTGCAGTAACTCATTTGTTGCTGCTGCATCAAGAGAAGAATCAAAGACTTCATCAAGTATCAATAGATTAGTTGCTACACTATTCTTCATTCTAGCAACTTCTCTCCATGTAAACAAGAGTGATAGATCTATTTTCTGTTTCTCTCCTTCAGAGAATGATGCATAACTAAAATCATCTCTAAATCTACTCTTCAACTTCTCATTAAACTCTTCATCTAAGGTAAAGTTTACAAAGAAGTCCATACTGTTCAGATATTTATTGATTAACTTGTTAAAAATCGGCACATATTTCTTGATGATTTGAGATTTTATACCACTATCTTTGAGTAGTTGTGATATAACTTGGAACTCATCTAGTTTTCTATTGACATGAGAACAACTTTTCATAGTCTCCTCTAAACTATGTTCAAATTCTACCAGAGCAGATTGTTCTTTGTCAATATTAGGTGTGACAGTTTGTAGTTTGTCTATTTCCTTTTCTCTTCTAAGATTTTCTTTTTGTAATCTTATAATCTCACGTTCTATTGCAGATATATCTGTTCTCATATCGTGGCACTTCATTGATATATCATCTGCTGCTTCTATTTCATTCAACAATATGTTTATATCTGTCTTAAGATTACTTAGATTTTTTGATATTGATTCACCAGTTTCTTCTAATGATTTTATTTTCTTATCTTTAAATGTTTTTTTAATAACCTGTGTGCAAGTAGGACAGTTATCATGTGTAGATAGAAACTTAATTTCTTTCTTTGCGTTTCTCAACTCAGAGTTTAAGGAACCTTGATCTAATTTTAAATCATCTAATTTAGTTCTCTGTTCTGCTGTATCCTTTAGTTCCTTTTGCAGTTGTTCTAAATCAAACTGATGTATCTCCAACTCTCTTTCTTGAGTAGTCATTTCATCTTTATTCGCATCTATCTTATCTTGTATTTCTTTCTGTCTATTATCGTTTACTTCTTTGAGTTGTTTTAAAAGTTTTGTTTGTGCTGTTACTTTCTGTTCTGCTACAGTTAATAGATGGTCACATTCTTTTCTTGCTGCTAGTGTTTCTCTTACTCTATCTTTGAGTAAGGTATTCATTTTTGAGAAGATCTTGATGTCCAGTAGATCCTCAATAACTTCTCTCCTGTGACTTGCTCCGAGTTGCATGAAGGGGACAAAAGTGGATGAACCCAAGATGACGACTTGCGTAAATGATTTGAAGTTGAGTTTGAGAACTGATCCCTCAAGATATTTTTGGGTGTCGTTCGCTGCAGCGTCCTGATCGACGAGTTTATTGTTCCTGTATAGTTCAAATATATTTGGTTTGATTCCTCGGAATACTCTGTACTCATCTTTTCCTATAGAGAATGTTACTTCTACCTTAGTAGATTTTTCGTTAATACTATTTACTAACTGACCCCTAGTTATCTTTCTAAAAGGTTTGTTAAATAATCCGAAACATAAAGCATCCAACATAGTGGATTTACCTGATCCATTATGTCCTACTATTAATGTAGACTGACTTTCATCAAGATTAATTTCAGTCCATTGATCACCAGTGGAAAGAAAGTTCTTCCACCTCAATGTTTCAAATACGATCACTTAGTAACTTTGCCTTTGGGAATAATAAGTTGGTTTTCTTTAATGATTGTGAATCGATAATCATAATTTACACAGTTCATAGCGATGATATCAGGATCAACTTCCATGATCTCTAGTTCTCTTTCGCTATCGTTTGCTTCTAATAGACCCATATGTCTGGTAGCATCATCCTCTGACTCGAAAACTGTGACAGTCTTCTTCTTGTCTTTGGAGTTTACAGCGTAAATGCCTCCAGTTTCTTTTTCCATTAGGACAAACATTATAGTTCAGATGCCTCGACGTATAGTGATCTCATAACAGACTTAACATTAGACTTATCAACTTTAAGTTCTATTTCATCTATGTATGATTCAAGTAATGTCATGGTGTCCTCTGTTTCCAGAGTACTATCCGAACATTCCAGTTCAGCACTTAGGTCTTCGACAATCTTAAGATCTCCGAGACCTATGTTTTGAAGTTGCTTGACCGCATAGTCAAACTTCTGGTAATCACCTTTCTCTTCTACTATAAGTTTTACGAAGGATCCTTTGAGGTCTTCCGACTCTGGGATACTAACTCCGTTATTATAATACAGTTTATAAAAAATGTCAAAGGGATTCCTATAAAAAGTAGTTTTAAGAGTAGACGTGTCAAAAACGTGAAACCCTCTTTTACATCCGTAGTCATTCCAGTATAGTTGATAAGGATTACCTAAGTAAGATATATTACCCTTCGTTGATTTCTGATGATAGTGTCCACTAAAAACTCGTTTGAATTTATTGAAGAAGGTCTTGTCCATACCACTTTCCATGACATGACCAGGATGTGCTTCAAAACCATTCAGTTCTAGATGACCCATGCATACAGGTGCTTTAGATCTTTGAACTGCTTCAAAGACTTCAGACTTGTTGTCATCACAAATCCAAGGTAACAATAGTATATCAGTTCCATCATAACTCTTAGTTGTTGGTTTGTCAATAACATCAAAGTTATATTCACCTAGAATCTCATGAGGTGCATTTACCCTTAAAGTATTCTTATAATATATGTCATGATTACCAATCAGCATAGTATGATTACATCCTAGTTTCTCTAACTGATCAAACCACATCTCCTTTGCTGAGTCCAATGACATAAAATTAATATATCTTCTTCTATCAAAAGTATCACCCAGATTTATAACTTCTTTTATACCTGATGCTTTTATAAAAGGTATCACCACTTTACCATAAAACTTGGCATAGTGATTGATAAAATGTTGATTGTCATTACGCACACCGAAGTGCTGATCCGTAATAAGTAGGATCTTCATGGGCGACGAGTTTTTATTTGTATATTATTCTTGATAGCATTATAATCGGTATTGCCTGATCCGTCAACTGTAAAGATATCAGAGTAACCATACTTATCAATGATCTTATCTTTTATATCCATCTGTCTTTTTTCTTTAGCAATCCTACGAAGAAAAGCATAGTAAACTATTTGAGTAAAATAAGCAAAGGGATTTTTACTTTTCTCTGGATTAAAATTCTTTATGTATTGTACACAGTTTTCATACCCATCAGCAATCATATCATCCTTATACATGTAGTTGATAAAGTTGGGTCGGAATGATAAGTGTGTAGCAATTTTAAGGAAACACTCACCTAAGTATTCATCGATTCGCGGTTCAGTATCACCTAGTTTCTCTGCCTCTGCAACTTTATTTTTATACACTATAATAGACTCCAAAAACTTCTTGTTATCTACATAATGAGGTTTTCTTTTCTTTGGAGTTGCAGTTTTTTTCTTCCCTTTAGTAGGATCTTTGGTAAGGACTTTACCCTCAGGATCAGGTTTTTTTGTAGGCATTCGGTTATACGTTCCAATATTTTATTATAGCACACTTGACAGGAATGTCAATAAGGTGTACAATATGACTGTAAGGAATCAAGGGTTATTCTTAGCTTTATATATTTTTTCAAATAACGTTCTATAGTCGTCTATATCTCCAATAAATCCTCCGATACTATCTGGTTCAATATGGTAGTTACTCTTTTTGATATCCTTACGGATGTCGGTGCCCCCTTCTGCCATGACAAATGCTTCGTATAATAATTTTATTTGTTTGCTCATGGTAGAAACACACAATATATCTTTCTCTCGTATCACATAAAAATCTTCATCAGATAGTTGCTGCCATTTTATAAATCCCATACCCCTCGCGATCTTAGTTTCACTTATAGGATTAGTAATAATCTCAACGCATAAAGGATCTTGTAAAAACACAATAGATTCATTATGATCTTTGGTTAGAACTGCTTTTGCAAGCACCTCTTCTCCATTGACCAACTTAAAGATCCCAAAAAATTCTTCTTCGTGTTTAATAAAGTTAAGCATCCTGTTTGAGTTTTAGATCTATAATCTCATAATCAAATTTTTCTTCATTGTATACCTTTACTCTTTCCATCAGGTGATTTAACGTGTAGTTATTCCCCCTGTCCGTTGAGATATCATCAGCAATATCATATAGAGTTGCTTTTGATTTATTGTCTCCTTTCCGCAATACTCGTCCAATAGACTGTAAATTACGAATCCTAGATTTAGAAGGACTAGCAAAGATAACATTGTGTAAGTTTTTAATATTGATCCCAGTAGAGAACGTTCCATAAGATGCAACAATGATAGCATTATCCGAAGTTTCAGTAAGATGTCTTATATCCTCCCGATCATCAGTATCAACACCACCGTGTACAAGATATACTGGTCGTTCTGTATTACTATTTATGAGGTTAAATAAAGGTATCCCATGCTTATCTACATAGTTGAAGAGGATTAAAGTGTTACCTTTCAAGTCTATGGCAAGGTTTTTGATGTAATTATTCCTACCATCATGTTCTACAAGGTATTCTATTTCGTCTTGATATCCTTCAAATAGTTTCTCTTCATGTTTTAATAGGAGAACTTTTACTTTTAACTTAGCAACATAACCTTTTTTCATAAGTTTATTAGTGCTAGTTACTTGTGAACATCTACCAAACAAACCCTCTAGTACCAGTTGATTTACGTTAGCACCATCTAGTGTACCAGTAAATCCAATACGGTATTTGCAATCATGCAACTTACCCATCAATGTACTTAGAGATTTTGCTTTAAAAAGGTGTGCTTCATCACCAATCACACAGTCAAATCTATCGAACCATTTCTTTGGTTCTTTGTATATTGACTGCCAAGTGGTAATCACTACCTGATGGTTCGTATATTTCTCTTGTCCTGCATAAATTCTGTGGCAATAAGAGGATGCTTTCCAACCATATGATTCAAAATCTTTATACATTTGTTCTACTAGAGACGTAGTAGGAACAACTAACAAGACATTTCTTTTAATATTAGTATGGTATCTCACTAATGCATAGATCATCAAGGATTTCCCACTGGCAGTTGGCGACAATAGGAGTCGTCTGTTGTATCGTAGGCATTCGTATATTGCTTGATATTGGTAGTCGCGAACCTTTACAGGAAGATTCAAGGACTTTACAAACCCTGCAACACCAACAGGAGTTATTAGATCGTTGACATCATCAGGTCTACCGAAGAACTCGTCTTCTTCTATCTCATAGTCATACTTATTTTTCTTTGCCCAGTCTGTAAGATAGTCCACAAGACCAACATATAACTCACCTGTTGCAGGAGAGAACAAACGTATCTTACCATCCCAACCTCTATATCTTTTTGTCTTCTGCATGTATTTTGCAGACTCTACCTCAAACGTAAAAAAATCCGCCAACTCATACTTGACGTGATCTGGTGCTTCTACTCTTAAATATACCTCATTCTTCTTTCCAATCTTGAGGTCCATCATTTGATGTTACGTCACTATAGTATATAGTCTATCCGTACAAATGCATATTATGGTGTTTTCTTCTAGGGGGATACTTATATACTATAGGTCTTCTAACTACCTTGTATATTTTTAAGAGTTTGTCAGTTGTAATCAAGATCCCTCTCTCCATTTTGTCCAATCAATAGCATTTTTAATTTGGAAGTTTCTAACTCCAATCTGTTTCAATACACTCTCCAAGAAGAATAGTATCTGATCAAGATAATCAATTTTGTATTTAACTTTTCTTATATCTTCATCTGCTTCGATGAACATATTTATTTCTTCCTTTGTAGTTAACTTGAGATCAAAAGGCATATCTTTATATACTGTAGCAGGTGCTTTACCCTTATAATATAACCATTTCTCTTTGATTAATTTACGATACTCTCCGTCTTTCTCTTTCTTCATTAAAGAAAAAGTGTTGAAGTATTCCATATATTTTTGATGTAATCTAGGAATCTTGAGAGATTCTTCACAGTAGAGATCATCATCTATTTTGCAGTCCTCTTTCCAGAGATCCTGCAGTGTTTCAAGATTCATACTATTGGTTTACTAAAATTTCTATAGAAAACATATGCACAATAACATATACTAAATGTAAAAAATATTTTTTCTATCATAATCCTTGATCTTTAGTTTGATTAAACCATTCTTTCATTGTCGTCTGATATCCAGACTCACGACTAGGAGGTTCCTTGATCCCCTTCATCTTCTTGTAGTCGTTGTGCATCGCTTGGAGTAACCATGCCTGTGCTAGTTGAGTCGGTCCTTCGTTCAACAATCGGATTTGTGATTTCGAGAGACCAGCCTTCATCTCCAAATACTCCTGTCTCCACGATGTGTGGGGTGCTTTGTCTGTCATTTTCCTCCCAAGTAGATTTGATTTTGTCAATGTCTTTATCAACATCTGCCATGACCTGTAATATTTTACCATCAATCCACAATTTATGCAACCATTCAATCAGACCTGTTATCAAATGTGACAAAGGAAAGGGTTGTTTCTTTGCCCATCTCTTAGATTTAGTGTACCAGTTATCTTCACCACCCCAGTAATGTTCAAACTTATACTCAAATTTCATCGTCTTGTTTGTGTATTAACGTTTCTTATTTCATAGAGCAGATATTTAAAAGTTACACTTGCTGTCAAAAACTCATTGTCTGTATTTGTAACATTAAAATCTAGTGTACTTAGATTTGTGGGAAACATATCTTTGAACACTACATCAAAGTTTGTAATATTATTATTGTTTAATACTTGTAATGTACCATCAGATACTTTAGGATCTTGAGTTATTATATCACTATTTGCATTTATCCAAGTTTGTCTTTCTGCAACGTTATCAGGTACACCTAATGCACGAATCCAGTTATGTATCTCCATATAGTTTCGTAAATCTTCATCAACAATAAAATCTATATTTAATGTTGAATATTGGATGTTACCTTCTAATGGTACAGAAACAAATCCTCGTGTAGGTATTGCAATATCTCCCAAACTTAGTTCGGGTATAGATGCTCTCTGACACAAAAAAGATGTCTTCTTTGCTTTGTCCAATAGAAAAACAAATCCTATTGGAGACAAGAAGTTCTTGTTTGTTAGTTGGTCTTGATACCAGTTAGACATTTTATGCGTTTATATTTTCTAACCATGATGTAGATATGTATTTTTCACCTGACAGTGGAGGATTACCTCTATGTACATGAGTAAACCCTGCTGGCCATATCAAAAACTGACCTCTCTTAGGTTTAAATCTCAATGATTGATATAGAAACTCAGTCTCACCACCTTCATCAACATCATTAAGATACATCATTGTTGCAAGTATACGTCGATTAGTTCCCATAGAACCATCTTCCGAATGCCAAGCATGATATCCTTCACTTGGTAGTGTTCTTTGTACATTCAAGTATACTTGTTGATATCTAAAATGTAATAGTTGCTCATACTTGTCAACATATTCTTCTAGACACGCACCAGTAATAGCATTATATTCTTTCATATAAACATAACCTGCGTTATGATCTACCATAAAATCTTCTGTAGCAAGGCAAGTATCTTTACGAGCGTGTGCTTTGCGTTCTCTACCAAATAAACCTTTACGTTTAAATGTAGATCCAATTTTATTTTGATAGTTCCAATAGTCAATCAAAGGTTGGGTATTATATTCAGTATCAAAGATACCGATAAACCCTTCATATCTAATGTCAGTAATCATAATTTAGTTTCGTACAATGCTATTTAGTCACGTTGTCTCCAGTCATCTGATCTG